TGCTGTTGGTCTACAACTTGTGCTAATACTAAGTGCCCACGGTGGTTCAACACAGAGGAAGCACAGAAACAGGACTTGCCTGTTGCAGTTGCAGACTTTCGGACTGATACCTGCGGGTACATTGAGAAAGACAGTTCGGATAACAGCTGAAACGCAAGTCAAACTGAGCAATAAGATATGAAAGTAAACTGGAAAGTGCCAGCAAAGATTGAGCACAAGGTCGCTAAGATCATTGCTAAGCAAGAGCGTGATGGCTGGCCTTTCCGTCTTGAGCTGGCCAAGCGTTATGTCAAGGAACTTGATGATCAAGCGGAAGAGATCTATGAGAAGATCAAAGAAACGATGGGCTACTACTATGTGACTAAAAGTTTAGTTGACAAGCCTTTCAAGAAGGATGGTAGTCTTACTAAGCTTTCTAAAGAATATGGCGAGGTAGGCGGTCCCTTTGGTCGCATTGAGTGGCATCCAATTGAGTTGAGTCAGCACCAAAAGGTAGCACAAAGGCTAGTGCAGCTTGGGTGGGAGCCGACGCAGTACAGCAGCACAGGCATCCCAAAGATTAAGCCAGACGGCGAGCCTTGCCCTAACCTAGAGAAGATGGAGCAGTCAGATATTGGCCACACACTGGCTCACTACACAAAGCTGACCCATCGCAGCAATCAGATCAAGGGGTGGATTGAGGCTTGCAGAGAAGACGGGCGTGTGCCTGCTTGTGCTAACCCTAATGGCACAAATACAGGGCGCATGACCCATAAGGTTGTGGCAAATGTTCCTAAGGCCAGTCCTGATGTGTTTTTTGGTCAGGAAATGCGAAGTTTGTTCACGCATCGAGGCGATGGCTACAAATTGGTCGGGTTCGACGCAGAAGGACTAGAGTTGCGTATTGCAGCGCACTACATCAACAGCGAGGCTTTCACAGATGCACTCATTAACGGCGACAAATCTCAGGGGACTGACCCCCACACGAGAGTTTTGGAGGCTTGTCGAAGCTTCGGTGTGGAAACAAGGGATGATGCAAAGTCCTGTGTCTACTCTACTGTGTACGGTGCTAGTGCTCGCAAGGTTGCGTCAATACTTAATCTATCGGAAGCCAACGGAAAGCGCATCATTGAGGCGGTGGAGAAGGTGTTTCCGGGTATCAGCACACTGAAACCTAAGGTAGAAAAAGCGTCAGCTAGGGGATTTTTGGTAGGTTTAGACGGTCGAAAAGTGTACATGCGTAAAGATAGTGACGGGAAGCTGATGAAGCATAAAGCTCTTAACTATCTTTTCCAGTCAGGTGGCGGGGTTTCAATGAAGGTTGTGCTTTGTTACCTTGACAGTGCAGTTAAAAAGAAAAACTTAGATGTAACATTTGTTGGGAACATGCATGACGAAGTGCAAGCGGAGGTGCGTGAGACAGACATAGAAGAGTATACACAATGTGTTGATTGGGCTTTTAACCAAGCAACAAAATTTCTTAACCTTAGGTGCCCGCTAGCAGGTGAAGTACAGTCGGGCAACGATTGGTCACAGACTCATTAAATGGAGAAGATGATGGGTAAGCAGATTATTGAAGGTAAGATTGACAAGGTCTTTGCTAAGGATTTTGGCGAGCAAGACCAGTATGGCAATCAGTACGCAGTCAATATCAATGTAGACGGCAATTGGTACGGGCTCGGGAAGAAAAAGAAGCCAGTGGCCAACGTCAAAGTGGACGGCAATTGGCACCAGTTGGCAGAGGGTGACGTAATTGAGGCTGTCTGCGAAACAGTTGAGCGCAACGGGCGCACCTACAATAACATTAAGGTAGCAGATATCACAGTCAAGAAGGCAGCACAGAATGCTGGTGGGAATATCAATAGCTCTGGTGGTGGCGCTGCTGCTGTTGGTAATAGCGGAGGCGCTAAAGTGAACAGCGACGACCGTCAAGATTCAATCATGCGCCAGTCAGCGATGGGGTATGCTGCACAAATCGTGGCTGGCACTTTGACTAGTAAGAGTGATTTGGATCAGGCAGCAGCGGACGTTGTTCGTATTGCAGATGATTATCTCTTGCCCTACGCAAAACACGGTCTCACTACCGACGAGATCCGCAAGCAGCAGGAGAAAGAAGTACAGAATCAGCAGGCGCAGCAGCAGTCTGATGATGACGGATACTTCGACGACGATATTCCTTTTTAGCGCGTAAAATAAAATGCCGGGATGCCTCTCAACGATGCACACTTTCCGACCTGAATTGACAGGTATCACCCAGCGAGCGCACTGGGCGTCGGCTATTCTACAAAGCCCCGATAGCTCAACTGGATAGAGCACAAAACTTCTAATTTTGGGGTTGCAGGTTCGAGTCCTGCTCGGGGCACCATTTATTAAAACAACAAAGTCTATGTGCAGTTATGGGAAAGACAAGACGCAGGCAACCAATGGGTGACGATGATCGGTGGCTCCGTAAAGGTGGAAGGCATAGGGGCCCCTCCCGAAAAGCTCAGAAGCAAAGATTTGAGAGGAACTTAGATGACGACCTTAATTATTGACGCCGACAGCGTTGTCTATGCCGTGGCTTTTGCTAGCCAAGACTGGGCAGTGACCGACAAAGAGCACAATATAATTGATGTGTGCAGCCTTAAATCAGATGCCAAGAAAATAGCAGAAGAAGACAGCAACCTTGAAGTCACAACGGTGCCAAGGCCAGACGCTGAAGTTAAAGAGAATACAGACAAGTTCATTGAAAATATAATCGACGCTCACGAGTATGTAGATACTGTAATTGTTTGGCTTACTGCCCCTGATGTAAGGAACAACTTCCGCTATTCAGTATCAGAAGAATACAAGGCTAATAGGAAAGATTTTGAAAAGCCGCATCATTACAACACGGTAAGAGAGCACCTAATCCAGAATTGGAATGCCAAGATTAGCAGAGAAGGCTGGGAGGCTGACGACGAGCTATCAGCTGCAGGATGGGAGCACTACTACTACGGTAAAGCAATTGACATTGTTGTCCTCTGCTCTATTGACAAGGATCTTGACACTGTTCCGGGACTTCACTACAGGTGGCCTACACACAACAAGCAGGGTAGCTCCTATTTCCTCAGTGAAGAAGAAGCGATCCGCAACTATTGGATGCAGGTCCTGACTGGTGATACAGCCGATAACATTAAAGGTCTGCACCGGGTTGGTGAAAAAAGAGCCGGGTCCTTTCTGAGTGGGTGTAAGAAAGTAGAAGATTACTACAATACTTGTAAAAATTACTGGGTAGCCCACCTAGAAAAAGAAGGCTACAATGAGGAAGAAGCCGTAGAGCAAATGCACACAACCTGCAAACTACTCTACCTTATGAGGGGCAATAATGACACGGGGTGGAGGCCACCAACATGAACGACTACCTGCTAGAGATTATGACCGGAGCGTGAAGTTTTACTATGAGCCCCACAAGCTAGATTACACGAAAGAAGTAAAGCAGGGTTTCTGCCCTGAGTGTGGGTCGAAGCTTATGCTTAAATGCCACCAGTACACGCCAGATGTTGTTTTGCCTAATGGCGTTCACGTTGAAATTAAAGGCAAATTCACTGGTGAAATGAGAACTAAGATGATCGCAGTCGCAGAGTGTAACCCAGAGATTGAGATTAAAATCTTATTTCAAAGGGATGGATGGTTAACTAAAAAGCATAAAATGAAGTATTCGCAGTGGTGTGAGAGAAACGGATTTGATTACGCAATCGGAGAGAGTATCCCAGATGAATGGATCTACTAAGAGACACTTGTTTATCCCAGACGTTCACGTTAAGCCAGAGACAGATAAGACTTACCTGAAAGCTATTGGCAATCTTATTGTGGATATGCAACCTGATGTGGTGGTTCACATTGGTGACCATTGGGACATGGCTAGCCTTTCAGCCTATGAGGAGCGACAGAGCGCTTACTTCCACGACAAGACATACGCTGATGACGTTAAGGCTGGCATTGAGGGCATGAAGAACTTGCTTGGGCCACTGAGGGCTTACCAGCAGCGCAGGACAATCAACAAAAAGCGCCAGTACGACCCGCGCCTAGTCTTCTGCCTTGGCAACCATGAGCACAGAATAGCTCGGGCTGTTCATAAAGATCCTCGGTTGCAGGGCACCGTTGGCTACGAAAGCTTACAGCTAGACAAGTTCGGCTGGGAGACACACGACTTCCTAGACATTGTTGAAATTGATGGCATCCTTTACAGCCACTATTTTGTTAATCCGCTATCATTGACAAAGAACGCTCTCTCGGGGAACATTGAGAGCAGGTTGCAAAAAGTGGGCCAAAGTTTCAGCCAAGGGCACCAGCAGGTGTATCAGCACGGCATGATACACGATGCACTGGGCCGCGCTAAGTTAGGGCTCGTGTGGGGCACATGCTACGAGCACGACGAAGACTATCTTGGGCCTCAGGGTAACGCTAGGTTTGATGGTGTTATGATCAAGAACGAAGTTAAGAACGGGTTCTATTGTGGTATGCCGCTTTCGCTTGACTACCTGAAGAGGAAGTACCTATGAGTATCAGGGACAACTTCAATAAGAGTGGGGATGCTGACGCCGCTATCAGTGCTGACTTTGAGGCGATGGGTTATCAACTTGCAGGAACCATGGAGTTTTACGATAACCCAGAGACAGGTGAATGTGCTTTTAGGACAGTAGCTTTTGTCACTGATAGTAACAAAAATCTAGAAGAGGGCGAGACTGAAACAGAGGGTCAAAAAGCACTCCTAATAACACAGGCTCTGTTTGAGGATTATCTAGAAACAAGAAAGCACTGACATGAACACACTAAGAGAAGACTATATCGACAAAGTTATTGATTATGCCAAAAGCAGTCCAGCTAAGTCTCGTCACGCAGCAATCTGTCTGGACTCCAAAGGACAGATTATTAGTTACGCCACTAACTCTAGAAAAACTCACCCGCTCCAAGCCGAGTATGCAAGGAGAACAGGCGCACCTCACAAGGTTAGTCTACACGCAGAAATAGCGGCACTGATAAGAGCAAGACAAGATATTGAGACTGTGATTGTCGCAAGAATCAATAAAAGAGGGGAACTTAGAAACAGTAAACCGTGCCCAATCTGTTCCCTTGCTCTACAGGAAGCACAGGTGGAGGAAGTCTGGTTCAGCACAGACAAGGGATTCGAAAAACTTGCAGAAAGTGAAAGGTGAGAGTATGATTAAGACTGATGAGCAGGGCGATATGTACATCCCTTTGCCACTTGAAGCAAAAGAAGACATCATGCTTGGGCTTTTGCTAGATGGGTACAAGACGTTAATGCATGCTCATTATCACACAGCAGAAAAACTATTTGAGGAACCCGGGCATCGGGCCGCTCAACAAGACTACGCTGACCAAGCTAAGTACAAAGAAGCATTTGAAACACTGATCGACTACTACGGAGGTTAACTTTTATGAGTGATAACGCGATTACGACAAAGTCAGCACAGATACTATCTGATATTGTGACGTTCACAAAGTACGCTAAGTTCGTTCCAGAGATTGGGCGTCGAGAGACTTGGGATGAACTTGTCGAGCGTAACATGGCTATGCACATCAACAAGTATCCTAAGATGCGTAAGGAGATTCAGCAGGTATACAAGGACTTTGTATTACCCAAAAAGGTATTACCTTCTATGCGTAGTTTGCAGTTCGGCGGCAAGCCGATCCAGAACAGCCCAAACCGAATCTTTAATTGTGCATACATGCCAGTAGATCACCCTGATAGTTTTGCAGAGGCAATGTTCCTCCTGCTAGGTGGTACAGGTGTAGGCTACTCGGTGCAGCGTCACCACGTTTCCGAACTACCAGCTGTGGTCGGGCCGCTCAAGAAGCGCAAGCGGTTCCTAGTCGGGGACAGCATCGAGGGTTGGGCTGACGCAGTAAAGATTCTGTGTGAAGCATACTTCTACGGCAAGCCGCGCCCTGTGTTTGACTTCTCTGACATTCGCCCCAAGGGTGCTGCACTGATCACCAGTGGTGGCAAGGCACCGGGGCCTCAGCCTTTGAAGGACTGCCTGCACAATATCGAAAAAGTGTTTGATCAGGCGTTGGAGTCCTCTGGCCGCGGTGTACAGCTAGAGCCAATTCAGGTGCATGACATCATGTGCTACATCGCTGATGCTGTTCTTGCTGGTGGCATCCGCCGTGCTGCACTTATCTCGCTGTTTAGCATGGATGATGAAGAAATGCTGACTGCCAAA